GATATCGCGGAGTACACTACGGGCAACCTGGAACGCAATCACCGATGCGAACGCGCCGGCCAAACGGCCGAAGCTCTTGGTTAGCGCCTGTAGTCCGGTAGCGGTCTGCTTGCTCGAGCGCCGAATTGAGTCCAGCGCCCTGACGCTTCGGTCTCTAGCCGTCAGGACTTGCTTTGAATCGAGGGCGAGACCCAGCGTTACAATGTCAGCCATTGTCCTTTTGCTTCTCTCTCCATTCGTAGAAGGCGTCCCATATGTTCATTTCGTACATCGGCATCACAGCCCGGAGCTCCCGGAGGCTTTTGCCCCATCTGTCGCAGAGGGCAAGTTCGGAGCGGAGGTAGGGTCGTCGGCCACCATTTTCACCGCATCCTCTTTCGTCACCCATGACGACAACATGAAATCGAAGATCCGCTGAAGGATGGCGTATTCCGTTTCGTTCCGTAGCGCGTGTGTGTCGCCCGTGTTGAATAGCGGCTTCCCACCTTCGTCAACCGCATTTAGCACCATGAGGAGCAGTTGCCGCTCGAGGTTGTCTTTCGGGTCACGCGCCTCCACCTCCTGCATCGTGTTCATGGTGATGGGAGGGAACCACATCTCAAGCCCATCGGGATAGAACTCCTCGTCGACCCACTCTTTCACAACCAGACACCGACGTTCGCCCATGTACCGCTTACGGACTAGATCAACCGCTTTCATTCCCCGGCGTGACGCGAGGTCTTTCTTTTTCGGTGGCATAAAACCTTCTTTCTGGTTAGGTCCAATCGGGCACCACTTGCCCGGTTCCACGGAAGGAAAAGCCCACACCGACTACGGTGGAGTCCGGTTGGGATTGAACATTGAAGTTGTCCACGACCACATCACCCCTAAACATCTTGTCGTCATCGGATTGAAGGATAATCTCCCCGAGGCTACCGTTCGGTGTTTGACTCGCTATCGCGTCGATGATTGCCGCTTGCTTGGAGTCGGTGTAGTCCAGCCACGCGCCCGCGCTCCCCTCCCATACACCAAGCCCGCCTTTGTAGCTTCGATGCGTGTCACCTTTGACTGTGTCGTCAATCTGTTGGAGTTCCGCCGCCATGTTCCACGTCGTCACCTCAAGCATGGCGACCGGAACTTCACCAACCCGCAAGTCATCGACTATCGGTGAAACCGATTCGTTCAACGCTTCTTTTGTCGTGAGCAGAAGCCCACCCTCTCCTACTCCTGGGTCCAAGAGAATACCAAGGTCGAAGTCACCGTGAATGGTGCGGTCTTTGAAAAACCATTCGCCGCTGTCGCCTGCGTCCGAATGCCATAGTTCGACGTTGTTATTGACGACATCGAAGCCAAGGTATTTCGTTGCGCCCTGCGGCCATGATATACCGTTGACTTGAATAACGCCCTGACCCGAGAAGGCCGAGGTGGCCTGGGCAATCAACGATACTTGAGTGGACGACGTGGATTTCATCGAACACCACACGCCGGAATGCACCCCGTTGATGTTGATGCCGCCGAAGTACCGTCCACCAAAGCCTAGTTGTTCTTCTTCGTTGCCAGTGGTAGCACTGGCCCCGCGTTTGATTCTCAGCGAATACCGCGCATCGCCTAGCGCAATGTCTCCGATGCCACCAACAAACGGCGGGACCACGCGGTCGGATCGGAATGCGTTGTTGTTGATTGAGCCTATCTCAAGGAGTCCGTCGCCGTTCTGCCCATCGTCCCAACTCAAAGACCCGCGAGCAGGGCCGTTCATCTCAAACGGCTTTGTTCCATTCGCATAGGTGCAGAGTTCGGAATAGAAGTTCACGTCGAGGTAGAGCGCCCCGTCTTGGCCACGAAAGACAGGCAAGGTTCAAGCCGTCCAATCCGGTAACACCTGCCCGGTGCCCTGGAAATCAAACGTGACGGGAGTGACCGCAGACCCTTCCGGTGAATCAATGCGGAAGTTCTGTATCTCCGCCGCTCCGTACCACGTCTTGCCGCTGGCCACTTGAAACATGAGCCCGGCGATAGCTCCGTCCGGTGGATCGGTTGCGATGGCGTCGATCAGCTCTGCTTGCTCCGCATCGTCATAGTCGAGCCATGCGGTTGCGGTTCCTTCCCACGTTGCGAGCCCGCCGAGGAAGGTGCGGTGTGTGTCGCCCTTGACCGTGTCGTCAATCATCTCCAGTGCTGTGGTCAAAGCCCATGACCGGATTTCAGCCACGGAGTTTGAAGCGAACGTGACGGCCGCGTCATTCGCTACACCGCCCGCCGCTATGACCGTACTGAAGGTGATGCTCGCAATCGCATCCCCCGCAGCAACGTAGAACGGCCCGCCCGTTACCGTATGGGTGGGGCTTCCACTCTCTCCGGCAAGGGTGAAGGTATCCCCGATGATCACAACGCCAGTGAGCGACGTGGCGTCAATGTCCATCGTGGTCTCGCCTGCGTTCAGCGCACCGTCAACCAATGGGCTACCGACAAGCAGCCCGCCGAGAATCAACCCGCCGCTTTGGCCCTCAAAGTTCGACATCGGTCAGGCCCAGGTTACGCCAACCGCGCCCGATACTTTGCATGTCATTGAAAGGGTGGAAACCGACGACCCCTCCGGGCTTTCAATGCTGTACGACTGCGGGACTGCGGTTCCCGTCAACGTCTTGCCGGTATCCACCAGCACCACAAACGCGACAGCCGTACCCGTGCCGGCGTTGATCAGGTCGATGATATCCTGTTGCGCCGTGGCGTAATCAACCCAAGTGGTGAACGTCAACGTCCCCCCGTCACCGAGTCCGCCCTTGAACGTTCGGTGTGTGTCGCCCTTGACCGTGTCGTCAATCATCTCCAGCGACACACCGTCTAGCGACCAGCTCCGCATTTCGTCAATGCTTACAGCACCCCATGTTGCAGAGCCGTCTTGTCCTCGGAAATTCGACATCTTCTACTCCTTCAGGTTACGATCTCGTCGACGGTAAAATCTACGTCGATCACTCTTTCCAGCCAGCGGGTTTCTTCTTCCCTTGGAGGCTGGGGGCCGGAAGGCGCGTCAAACCTCACCCCGCTTGACTCGATCCGGTTTATTAGATCCCTCACTCCATCGCATGCCGTGAACATCACGCCCATACCCGGCGTGTCGCTTGGCACCTTGACGTTGATCTGCAAGACACCCGTGATCGTGCTGCGTCCGTTCTTCGTTGATATGAACGACTCCCCCCACACGATGAACGGCTGATACCACGCGCCTGTCTCCGGTGGGTCAAACTTCACACCCTCCCGCGCAATCTGCGCCTCAGTCCCGAGACTCGTCATCAACCCGTCGATCGTTGCCCGGGCAGCATCAAGGTCGCTGGCCATTACCGGATCGACTCCGCTTTGCGTCTCACCTTTGCGGCCACTTCGTTCACGATCCGTCTATGCGCTGCACGGACCCGTCGCACTATCGCCTTGGGTGCCCGCTTTCCCTTGCCGAACTCGAGCGTCCGCATCCATGGGACGGAGTTGGTGAAGAACGTCTTTTTCCGCACCGGCTTGCCCCGGACCTTGGCCTCAATGTCGGCCCGGACGCTTGAGGCTGATGGGTCTCTTTTTCTCAGGTTCGGCTTCTTGCGACTCTTGCGGCCAAGGCCCACAACCCAATTGGCAACAGTGGTTCCCGTTACCACTGGCGTATTCCTAACGACCCGGTTGGCCTCGGCGATGAACACCTCCCTCACCCCCTCGTCGGCTGCGAAGATGATCCGGCGCTTGGCCGTTGCTATGCTAATCTTGGCCATTACTCACCACCTCGCAGTTGAAGCTCGAAGTGATGCTGGGTTGCGAACTTCTGGGAGATCGCGGACCCCGAATGCTTCACGCTCACGATGCGATGTCTCGTGGTGCCGATCAAAACGATATCCTCCGTGGTCGGATCGGCCGCGAGATCCCCACCGTCAAGCAAGAGCTTTCGGTCTCCGATCTGCACGGTGTCGCTCAACTCCGTGGCCTCGTAATCCATCAACACACCGTTGGTAGACACGTCCGTTTCCGTAGTCGGTGCCGTGCCGGTGGTCGTGTTGTAGCTACCCCCCACGATGCGCCGGAACGTGATGGCGGTGCCGTGTACGGCGGCGTATCCCTGGAGGCTCACGCGAAGACCCTCCGACGAGTAACCGCAACGGCCCGCTGCCAGAATGGGTCCGTCTCAACGAGGTTTGACAGGTCGCGGGCATATCCGCCGATGGTTTCTTTGGTGGCATCCTCTGACCCACGTTGACGGTACATCTGCGCCACAACCCGCTTGATTGCGAGCTGCGCGACTTCCGGTAAATCCGCTTGGTGGTCATAGACCACGGTGATGAACCTGGGCCGGCCGGGAAGCCCGAACCGCCCGCCATCCACACGGCTTATCCGCCGCTTGCCCGTGCCCCATACCACTTCGTCGGGGTCGTCGGGGTCAAGCGTTTCATCGAAGTCGGAGTTATCCAGACCGAGCGATATGCTTGTGATGTCGGAGATTGGGTAGTTGAGGTAGAGGTCTCGGGTGCCGGTCCCCTCGTGGACTTCCGTCTGTGCGGCGGCGGAAGCTTTGAACGGCGTCTCCGTCCGGCCGGCGTCCGACTCGAGCAAGTCTTCGGCGTGTTCGAGGAGGTCGGTTATAAGGTCGTCGTCGCCCGTCGTCGCAACGGGAATCTCTAGGAAGACCTTTTGATCTGCGAGGCTGACCAGATCCGACATGATCGCCGGACCCGGTTAAGTGCGCTTGCGGCGCTTGGTGGTTTTCCGCGCCTTAGTGGCGGGCTTCTTCATTGCCTTGTCGGCTGGCTTCGGGTCCTCTTTCACTTCCGGTTCCTTCTCTGGCTCCGGTGTTTTCAGCAACCCCAATGCTTCCGCTTGCGCCTTGGGAAGCTTGGCGCCGACAGTGCCACAAAGCAGGAAGCGGCCCCGGGGGTCTCCGTCCTCGACGGCAGTGGACTTGTCCGCTGTAAGCCACAACCGTCGATCCGATACCCAATTGTCCTGGGTCGTAGTTTGGTTCGTCATCTCAAAACCCATATGGGTTGCCTTTCAAGCCAGGGACACAACCACAACCGGCCCAACTTCCGCGAGGGACGATGCAACGTATTCCCCGTACTGCGGCACTCCGTCCACGTATCCAATCACTTCCGCCACATTGGGATGAAGAAACTCGAACCGCACTGCCTCTACTTTATACGACGTTTCAACTTCATTCACGATTCGGACACACACATCGTCTTCCGTTGGCAGTACCGTCATGCGGGCTTTCCAAAGAAGCTCCGACGTGCCTTCCAACAGGAAGGACACAACCACACCCGCCCTCATTGCTCTTTCCGGTTGCCCGTCCATTTCCCGCCCTCATGGGGGGCGAGTTACCGCCCCCTATTCAAGACCCTACTCGTCGTCCCGTTCCTCGTCGGCGTAGTAGTTGCCCATCTGTATGTAGCCGTCCGTCTCCATGTCGTCCACGGTCTGATCGTGTGTCGTCGCAACCGGAGTTGCCCAGTAGTTGCCGAAAACCGACGCCTTGCATGTGTTGGACCCGGAAAGAATCCCCTTGGTTGGGGTCACAGTCACATTGCCTGGACCGTAGAACAGTTGAGAGTTGACACCCGCGTCCGCAAACGACCCGTGCTGAATGGCGTAGGTAGCGAGGTTGAAATGGTTATGCCGTATCGTCAGATGCCCGCAAGCCCCTTGCACGTAGATCCCCGCATCGAACGCCCCTTCAAAATCACAATATTCGATCAGGCAGTTAGAGCTACCTTCGATGGCTAATCCAATACGGTTGTCGAGTCCCCACTTCGGAAAGCGGCAATTTTTCAAATGGACACCGAAGGGAAGGGCGGTCGCCAACCCGCCGATCAAACACGCCGCACCACTGAAAAACGTTGCACCCGTATCACGACTCACAAACCCAAATCCTTCCATAGAGCACGGTGTCGTGATAGTCACGGCCGGTCCATCGGTAAACGACGAAGCCGCGTAGATGCCGCTAAATTCCCCTCGTGCCAACGGAGACATTCCGTCGTCGGACGCGATCAGGCGGACGCCGCTCTTGTTCACCGCCACCGAGCTAGAGACCTCGATCCCGCCGCGCGGCGACAGGATCAAATCGCCGTTACCATCGACGGATGCGGAGATGGCCGCTTCCAATTCTGTCTGTGTGTTATCGGCCAGCACAAGCACCTGCGCCGTTGGACTGACGCGAAACTCACTGCGGATAGCACCTTCGATGATTCCCATTTTGTATCCCCGCTAGTCCACGAGTACGTAGGTCAAGCACCCGTCAACCGACGTGGCGCTTCCTAATTCCATATTCAATAGTTCTCCCGCTACCGTCTGAAACCATCCTTCGGGGTTGAACGACATCTCAATATTGCCGTTCGCCGCCGCACTCATCTGACCAGTGAGCGCCGTACCCCCGGTGTCCGACTCGAAACGCACCAACACCGCGCCGGAAGCCACCGCAAACAGAGACAGCACACGGATGCGCTTGTCTGACACAGCGGCAACGAGGGTGTTGTCCCCCGATTCCGCTGCGTCAATGATCGCATACTGGAGTTCCGAACCAACCATCAACTAAATTCCTGTGACCGTGGCGTAGGCCGCCGCTCTGTAGATCACAAAGGCAACACGGAACCCGGCGCGAATCGTCTGCCGTCCGTCAAGGAAGTCGTCATTCACGAAGCCGACCGCGACCTCCATCCCTCTGCGCTCGAACATCTGGCAGAAGTTGGCGAAGTCTCCAACCAACCCCGTGCCTTCCGCGATTGCGTCGGACTGTACGACCTGGATTCCCCAGATCCGCTCCGGTCCCGACTCTGAGGGCGAGCCCCAGATGTAGATCCCGTCGGACGTTCTCAGGAGCCGGATCTGTTGCCAGTCGTTCGGGTGTGTCACGTAGGCGTTGGGGAATGCCCGGCCCGTGACCCTGACCAACGTCATCGCCTTCATGACCGCGTCCGGCACCGGATCGGCACCCTTGGCCTGCGTCTGAATCCCCGACTTGTTCAGGATGCCCTCGAGGTTTGGCGCGTTGCCGTCACCATTCAACACCTGGCTGTCGAACCGCTGGCGGTTACCGAAGACCAGCCGCCCTTCGAGGTAGGACTGAACCCCGACCACGTCCTCCAGCTGTTCGTCGGTCACTGGAATCGAGGTTCCGATGGAGCGAACCGTCGAACTCCGTTCCGTGAGCGCGAAGGTGGATTCGGCGTAGGCTGCGTTCTCCGCACGCTCTGCGGACGTATGGGTGCGTGTAGTCTCTTCCATGTAGACCACAGCAGCCATGCCAGTCACCCCGGGTGGGATGATGTCAAGAATCTGGATCGGCCGCGTAACGTCCGGGATCACCAGACCCGGAACGCGGATCGACTCGGGAGCCCAACCGGCTGAAGTCTGAAACAACGTCTTCACGCCGTAGTCTTCCGTCAGGGATCGCGTGGGCGTTCCGCTTTCGCGATACCCCTTGAACGCGGCTGAATCAACGATCATCTGACCGAGGCTCTTGGGCCGATCTTCTGCCGGGGGATCGCCACCCGGGATGGAGGGCGCGTTGACCGGCGTACTTTTCACCTTTGCCGCCCGGTCACGAATGGCAACGAGCGCCTGGAGGGCTTCGCATTCCTTGCCGATGTCGTCCAGCTCCGCGTTCCACTCTTGGATTCGCTTCACGGCTTCCGTAGAGTCCTTGGTGTCCGTGAGCTTCAGGACGGAATCCTGCGTGAAGTCGATGTCCTCGCCGGCAGCCTTGAAAACCTCGTGGATCTTCTCTTGCTTGGCGGTGAGTTCCTGTTGCTTCTGCTCGAGCTTCGTCATGCCCGGTCCCCTTGTCTGGGTGCCGGGTGCCAGAAATGAAGACGGGCCAGCCCGGCGCGGTTGCGCTTAGGTGCTGGCCCGTCAACAGATAAAGGCCGATTCGTTGTACCGCTATACTACAAAGATCTGGTCGCTAGGTCAACAGTGGGGCCGCGGTCCCTTGCCGGCTTCGGAATATATTGAGCCACCGGCACTTCGTGCAAATCCAACAATACCGTGGCCTTTCGACCATTTCGCGATCCCGCGCTCGCTTCACGACCCCCACAAACTCGAGCGGGCCGGGCGCTTCGCCAATCCAGTACGAGCATCGATGACAGCGGATTTCCTCAAGCTTGGCAGAGGCGATTGCGGGTCCGCTCAAAGCGGGCAAGCTCCTTGATTGCGAGTCCCTGAACGATTGCGACATCTTC